CTGGCTGCAGGATGCCCGCCGCACCTACGCCGAGGATTGTTCCACGTGAAACATTATAACGCCCGACAGGGCAGGAGGTTGAGATGAACAGACGAAGTCCAGCGCCATGGGCGATCGCAGACGGCCCCGCATACGGCGTCGGCGGCGTACCGGTGACGGTCGTGGTCGACGCGCAGGAACAGCCGGTTGCCAACTTCGGCTCCGGCGAGGTTGGCATGCGCAACGCGGAGTTGGGGCTGCTGCGCCCATGCTGCTGCAGATTGTGATTGCGGCCTATGGTGAGACCTATGGGCCATCTGAGGAGTATCACTCCGCGTGGGTGCGCGATGCTGAGGCGCTGTTGTCGCTGCTGGGGGAGTTGCCGTGAGTCCTGCGGAGTTCCGGCGGTTGCTCGAGCACTGCGAATTACGGCAGATCGACGCAGGGTGGCTTCTGGGCGTACATGCGCGTCAGGTGAGGGCGTGTGTGTAGGGGCGAGTACCCTGTGCCCCAATACGCCGTCCTGTTGCTCTCTGCGTACGATCAGGGCCTCTTGACTCCCCGGTGGCTGACGAAGTCGATTGGGGTTCCGCCTCCTAGTCAAGTTTCTGACGGGGTGGTGGTTGAGTTATCCACAGGTTGTTCACATGCTGTTCAGCGTTATGTTGTAACTGCAAGTTTGTTGACAAATAGGAGTTTTTTGCATGATCAGTGAAGAGACGATTGAGTTGGTCGATTGACATGGCCGCCGAAGCCATGGCTGCGATCATCCACGACATAGCCGGGCCTGACGTGCCGGGGGAGTCTACCGAGAACCGGGAGGCGCGGTTCCAGTTGGCCGGGCGGTTCCTCTACGAGACGCTGGCCGAGGCTGTCCGGGTCAGGGCGATGCTCATCAGCAAGGGCGACATCGAGGCCGCGGCCGCTGCGGTGAAGCAATGAGCGAAGACAAAGGGCGATGGAACCCTCTGACTCAACAATTTGATAGAGGAACAAACGTGGGTCACGCGGATCAAGAATTTCCGGCCTCGAAAAGGCCGCGCGGCGTGATCGGCGCGAGCGGATTGCGAGCGGCTGCGATGCAAGGGTTGTTGGCGCACCAAGGCGCTTCTCTCCCATCTACAGCGGCGGCAATGGCAGTCGCATACGCCGATGCGCTTATCGCGGAACTCGACAAGCCGGAGGAGGAAAAGACGTGAGTGAAGATAAATTGGAGTACCGCCCGGTTCCGATCACTTCGCCGGACGTTTTCAGAAGGGGGTTGCCGTCCGAATGGCCGGTGTTTGACGGAAACGCGTAAGCCGCCCCTTTGGCAGCGGGGCGCGGAGCGGATTGCCACGGCTGTGCTGTGTGGGATTTTGGAAGACCGCGACGATGTTACGTCTGACCAAGCGGCAAAGTGGGCGGTGGAATGCGCGGATGATCTGATCAAGTGGCTCGACAAACCGAAGGAGGAAAAGACATGACCGCAATCGGTTTCGCGTTGATCGTTATTGCGTTCGTCATCACGGTACTGGTGCCGGTACGCATGCCTGCGCCGCGGTGGCAAATCGGCAGCGTGCTTCCGAGTCGTGGCGTCGTTCTGCGTCGGTCTCGTTCTGATTGCAGCCGGCATCACTCGCTGGCTGTGGAGGAGGCGCCATGACCAAAAAGACCGCGTTGAGGATGAGATCACCTGCCTCAGTCTGGAGATGTGGCGCGTCGACCTGTTCACAACGTCTGGCGAATTCCAGTTCATGGGTTTTTACGTCCACGAAACCTATGAGGATGCTTGCAGTGCAGCCCGCGAGATGGGATTGATGCCGCTGCGGAGGAGAAAGACATGACGCCGAAGGAGTTCTACGAGTCTCGCAACCGAACTGGGCCGCCGTGGGACGACCTCGAGGCCTACGAGCAGGTCTACATGGCGACCCTTGCCGAACGCGCAGCCTGCAAAACCATCGTCCTCGAAGCCGCGAGGCAGTACCGCGATGCCGGCTGGGAGTCGGAATCCATCGCCCTATTTGGCGTCGCGGCCAAGATCAAGGATCGTTGGTGACCGGCGTCGAGTCGCCGCGCTGCTCGCAGTCGTCGCCGTGGTGATCGGCGTCTGGCTCAACATCGATCGAGACTGACCCTCGCGGGCCACCGGCGTTCGCGCGCCCGGTGGTACCCGCAAGGCAGTCCGCCCGGTGTTCTCCACCCGACACGGGACACCGCTTGAAGCAACCGTCGCGGCGCCATGACTGAGGTGAGTGCATATTGTTAAACAGCGGAAAACATAGGCATTTTAGATCAGTGACGTGCAAAAAGCACTAGTCTTCTTCAGGCAATTCCTGCACGCGCCTTCAAACGATTCACACCGCGGACACCGTAGACCTGCAGCACCAGAGACCGGATGTGCGGATCTCCATACGCCTGCGCAGCGTCGACAGTCACCACCATCTCGCCCAGCCGATTCCTGAACGCCTCGAACCGGTCGTCGTACGACGGGTCGTCCTGCTGCAGCGTGAGACCGGGCAAGCACCGCGTCCATCATGCGCAGCGCACCGATCGGGCTCTGCTGCAATCGCGCCGGAGGTCTTCTCCGCTCGAGCGACGTTCCACTGCCAGTTGGCATCGTCGGCCGCGATCTGCTCGCGCGATTCTCTTTGGCTTCTCACCCGGCGCCGGCGTCGACCGACGCAATTCGAACAGGCCCTGCCATTGGTTGGCGATGCTCTGCTCGACGACAGCGTCCTGATCAGCGCCGAACTTCGAAAGTTTCAACGCCGCGGCGTGCAATGACGCAGGCTTCAAGGCCTTGCGGATGCTCACCGTAGGCAACCCGACCGCTCCCACGCGGCAATGTCGAGGTTCGTGATGGTCTTCGGGTCGAATTCGCTCATAGGCCCTCCAGTTATCGATTGAGTCTCAGATGCATGCGGCGGTAACAGCCGAGTGTTCTCGGGATCGTAGTCCGATGGCGTGGCCAATGTCCAGCCCTTGTCGTATGAGATCCAGCCGCAGATCTCGACCTTGCGCACGTCCGGTTTGTTCCAGTTCTCGATGCAGCGCCGAGCGCCGACGTGCGCGACCCACTCGTACTCCCAAGGTTCTAGTTCGATGATCGGTCGTTCCATGCTTTCTCCATATCCAGATCACATGCTGGGAGCCCGAGCAAAGAGCCCCCTAACCCCACGCACGCATGAGGCTGAAAGACCCTTCGCGACATGCCGGTCGCCGTCGCGTTTCGAGCCGCCAGACCGTGGTATCCGGTGTCTGGTCGATGACTGAACATCACATGGGATTTGCACCCACCCCGCCGGCAACAGATTTGGCCTCCGTGTTGAGGGAGGTTGCTGCCTTCGAATGACGGGGGAGTTGACGTGCGCAACATGGAGGCCCTGACACTCCACGTCACTCTAGTTCAGCAAAATCAAGAGTAGCGGCCCTCCCTACCGCCGTCAAGGCCCCCGGATCACCCCCCGGGGGCTTTGTCGTTTCAGGGCCTGAAATCCCTGCATCCATCAGCATCCAAGGCCGTCCGCGTGCGTCTCAGCAAACCTCGAGAACTTTTTTCGACCGAGGCGTTGACAGGGGTGGAAACAGCCCCTATGCTCTCCTTCATCGACCACTTATCTGCGATCGGAGATTTCAATGAACACGGTCAAAATCATCAAACTTGCCAACGGCGGTCTGGCCTCCACGATGCGTAGCGGCGCCCATGAGCGCGTACCAGCGACGTGGGGCGTCGAGGTTAACGGCCAACTGGCCGCCCGCATCTTTACGGTTGGCGGTAACAGCATCGTCGTCGACGCCATATCGGGTCGTCAGTTGTATACGACGATCTTGGTCCCCCGGCAGCACCGGCAGAACCGCGTCGTCATCGCGAAAGACTGGGCCTCGAAACATTTTGCTTCAGGATGTTGACACGGGCGGAAACACCCCTTACCATTTCACCGTCGACTTACAAATCAGCAATCAGGAGATCATCATGTTCCACTTCCGCATCATCGCCGACCGCGTCGTCGAAACCGCTGAAACCCTGACCGCCGCCCAGTGCAGCGACCCGTCGTGGATCAGCCGGCACGACATCAAGTCGTTCGAGCACGCCGCGCAGATCGCCTCACAGGCAAACGCCATGGTCGGCGCTGGCACCATCCTTATCCCGGTCGACAGTGGCGAGCACTGCTGGCCGCGGTACGACGTCGTGAAGGCCCCGAAGGTGGGCGACCCGGTTAGCCGCCACATCAACGGCGACTACCGCCCGGACGGCGAGATCGTGCGGATCTCGGGCAAGGACAATCGCATCGTGACGACCTCGACCGGCCGCCGGTACTACCGGCGTCGCCTGTCGGCTGTCTGGATTGCCGACCGTTTCTACTCGATGGTCGCCGGCCACATCGACCGTGACGAACCCCGAGTTCTGATCAACCGCAGGGGCGGGGACTGCCAACCCGCCCGGGAGACTTCTATGACCAAACCCGAAATGAATCGTCGCATCAACTCGATGCCCCCTCATCTGGCCGCGCGCATCCATTCGTTGATACTCGCGCGATATGACAACAGGGACATCATGGAGACGACTGGCGCGACCCGCAAGCAACTCAACGCCGTGATCAAGTGGGTTGAGTGCTACGGCCGCATCAGACCGCAACCGGAACTCGGGAGAGCGTTATGAACGACAACATCACGTTGCCGAAAGAAGTGATAGAGCAGTTGTTGAAGACGTTGAAAAACAGCGCGCACTGGAGTCGCTTGTACTTTGGAAGCAGGGAAGTTGGTGACGCTATCCAAAACCTTGAATTCGCCCTCGCTGCCGAGCAGCCGAAGCCCGAGCCTGTGGGCGTAATGCAAGAGTCTTGTGTTATGGAAGGTCTTGTCATCCCGGTGGTTACACAGGAGTTGCCTGTGGGAACGCCGCTCTACGCCGCCCTCGTTACGGCCGAGACCGGCAAGGAGATCGCCGCGCTGCGTGAGGAGAACGAGCGGCTGCGGACTGACGCCGAGCGGTACAGGTGGTTGCGTGAGGAGTCCAAAAAGCGCCCAGCCGTTTACAGCGGTGACGTGGAATGGATGGTCAGTCGCGTCCAAAAAGGCATGGGAAACAACTACTTCGGTGAAAAGATCGACGCCGCAATTGACGCGGCGATGAAAGAAGCCGCGCTGCGGCGAGAGGAGGATCAGACATGACTATGAGTTGGATGTTGGTTGCGATTGGACTATGCGTGATGGCTGTTGTGTGGGGCTGCTTTCAACTGATTCCGCAACACCGACTACACGGGTGGGTTGAGAGAACTCTCGGCGTCGTTGCCGCTTACGGCATGGTCGTGACAGTTGGCGGTTTGATCTCCGCGCTATGGGAGATAGCACAATGACCCGCGACGCCATCTGCAAAAACTGCGCGTATTTCTACTACGAGGAGTGGAGCAAAACTGGTCACGGTTATTGCTATATCGAACTGCCACCATGGGTGGATGTCAGCCGCGAATACCGGCTTGTGTATTCCAATGCAAAGTGCGACCTGCACAAACCGAAAGAGACGGAGGCCGAGACATGAAACCCATGAAATACGTTCTGGAATTTGGCGTCCGCGGCGGTGCGTACGTCGACAACGTCATCGTGCCGACCCGCGATCTGGCTGAGACCATGGCGCGACGACTTGTGATGATGCTTTCGAACGATTTTCACGCGATCGGCGCAACTGAGCAAGACTGGATGTTTGACAGATACAGTCGGCGCATGACTTGGAAGTCGAAGACGCACTTTGTCGCAGTCTCCAAACTTGACGGGGTGCCTCGCGGTCCGGCGGCTGCCGACCTATGGCGCAAGCCGACCGGCCTAGAATTGCTAGAGGGCACAGTGTGCGTTCACTACCGCTCAGCCCTTCCTGAGCGCCGGAGCGGCTGTAATCGGCCCTCCGGCGGCTTTACGGCGGCTCTGCTGCATCTCCCGCCATTGATACTGCCGCAGGGGCGGCAGGCGCCCAGAGCGCACCCACTTCAAGACCGCCGGCGGCGTGACCTGAAATGCTCGAGCCACCCCGGCTTGGTTGCCGAAGGCTCGCAAAACAGCCTGTAAATCGCTATTCATGGCCCGCAGTTTACTGAGGTAAAAAAGTGTTGACAGAGGCGGAAACACCCCTTAGACTCTCTTCCGTCGACTCACCAATCAATCTGGATCGGAGATCATCATGAGCACTCGCAATCCCTACAGCCTCGAATCAGACACCTTTGAGTTCACCGCCGAGATCGACCTGATGAAACTGGGCGTCCTGATCCGCTACGAGGTTGACGTGCAGTACTACTGCATGAACCTCGCCGGCGAGGTCGTCATTGCCGACATCAACGAGATCTGGGCGGCCGGCGTGTTTGAGCGTGGCTATGACGGCCCGGACTACCGCGCCAACACTCCCAAACTGCTCAACGTCAAGGACACTCTTGGCGATCTGACCGAGGCCGAACTGGCCACGATCAAGGCCGAGGCCAAGAGCAAGGTCGAATACGAACTGGAGCGGGCTCGCGACTGAGCCCCTTCCATCTCTTGTATTCCGTGGTAAACTCTGTCCATCGTTGATCGGTTATCAGGAATCCTATGAACACCAAACAAACATGGCTCGCCGCGTATCGCTCAAAGCACAAGGCTTTATTCGCGTATGACACCTCTGGTGTCTGCGTCGGTCGCGCCGGCAATTCATGGGCGTCTACTTTCTGGGCTGGCTTTGATGGCATGACGCGCGGTGTACGTGTGCCTCGCCGCGGCACCATGGAATACTCGATCTACGCCGCCGGCAAACTGGCTCGCAAAGGTGCCGCATGAACTGCAGCGACCGCGGCCCTATCTGGCCACTCATTCTTGCCCTCGTCGCAATCTATCTGCTTGCTGCGCTGATCGACCCGTGCGACGGCGGCTGCACGTACGACGACGTGACCCATGACCAACAACCTGCTGGAGGTATTCGATGAAACGATCTGAACCCTGGCGACGCCATCAGCGCCGCCCTTGCCGCCGCACAGGCGGAGATGAAGAACCCGAATTTTGATTCGACGAACCCGCACTTTCGGAACAAATTCGCAAGTCTTGCCGCGATCCGTAACGCCGTGGTGCCGGTGTTTGCGAAGCATGGCCTCTCGGTCATGCAGGAACTGACTAGCACCGAGGGCACGGTCGCCTGCCTGACGGTGGTGCAGCACAGCAGCGGTCAGTGGCTCGAGTTTGGCCCGCTCGCCGTGCCTATCCCGAAGGGGGACGCGCAGGGATACGGCTCGGCCTCGACGTACTGCAAGCGTTACTCCCTGCAGTCGGTAGCGGCGATTGTCGGAGACGAGGATGACGACTCTGTCGCGGACTTCGAAGCCCGCCAAGGCCGCCGCCAAGCCGGATGCAAAGGTACTGGAGCAGGTTGCCGCGATCGAGTCCGTAGCGGCCCTGCAGGCGCTCTACAAGGGCCTTGACGAGACGCAGCGCACAGCCTGCCTCGAAGCGTTCGCCGCGCGCCGGAAGGAACTAGCCCATGACTGAGAAACAACTTCTCATTGCCATTTTTTGGGCGCTGTGTTTTTTGATAGGGCTTGTGGTTGGCGCAATCAGGAGTGGCAGATGAGCCTTTACAAAGTGGACGTGCCGCCGCTTGTCAACGGCGGTGCCGCCGGCAGCACAGGTTCTAGCCCAGACGAAGGGATGGGCAACGTGACCACATGGAGCGGCAACGTAACCGCGATTCTTTACCCAGTGCCCAGCGTTGAAGAACTGGTGATACTGAACCGATTGCAGCCCGAGGTTCAAAGACGAAACAACTGGCTGGAACGCAGGATCGTTGCGCTGCAAGCCGAGAACGAGAAGTTGCGGGCAGCGTTGCTACGCATCAAAGAAACAAAGGTGTTTTTGGGCGCAATCGCACAGGAAATGATGGACGACGCGCTGCGGCGGGAGGAGGCGAAATGAATGACCGAGAAATGCTGGAACTCGCTGCATGAGCGTATGGGACAAAAGGATGGCGCGAAAACCCGCACTACATGAAAGGCTTTTTGAGCCGATGGAACCCCCTTATCGACGACGGCGATGCGTTCAGGTTGGCTTCTCGGATCAACGAACTCCGAAAGGCAGGGCTAGACATTGAAACGAAAAACGAAATGCGTGAGGAAACTCACTGCGCGGTATGTGCTGCGCGGCCAATTGGAGTTGTTTCCATGACTCGGTCGGTTGCGGAGATTGAAGCCGAACTGGCCGAGGCGTGGGCGGCGGAAAAGAAAGCGGCGGCAGCGTGGCATGCGGCGTTGGAGGGGGCGCACAGCGCGAGAAGCGGTGGTGCCTGCGACAAAGGCGTGGGATGCCGCATTTGACCGGCGCTGTGCGCTGCAAAGCCGAACTCGCACAGGCAAAGGAGAAGCAGCGATGAACACGACATTGAACGCAATCCGCGCACACGAGCCATGCGAGGACGGATGGAAAAAATTGCTCCGGCATCTAGGCAAAACCCGAGCGGACGACGAGCCGTTGCCGCTGCGCGTGATCCTCGACAGCAACGGGCTGGACGACGCGCTGTGGTGTCTGCGGGCTGTGCCGGACTGCGACAGAGAGGCGCGGCTGTACGCGGTGTGGTGCGCGAGGCAGGTGCAACACCTCATGACCGACCCGCGCAGCATCGCCGCGTTGAACGTTGCAGAGCGCCACGCCAAGGGACTCGCGACCGACGATGAGTTGGCTGCTGCTGCGGATGCGGCGGGGGCTGCTGCGCTGTCGGCGGCGGCGGATGCGGCGTGGGCTGCTGCGTGGGAAGCGGCGGGAACTGCTGCGTGGGCTGCTGCGTTGGATGCGGCGGGGGCTGCTGCGCGGTCGGTGGCGGGGCTGCGTGCGGCGGATGCGGCGAGGGCTGCGGCGAGGGATGCCCAGCGCGAGAAATTTATCGAGGTGTTTTGCAGAGAGGAGGCGCAGCGATGACCCGCGACGACATACTGCGCATGGCGCAACAGGCTGGAATGCAGGGAGTGCTGACCGATGTGTTAACTACGCTAGACGAGATTGAACGCTTTGCCGCCCTTGTTGCCGCAGCCGAGCGGGAGGCGTGTGCGAAAGTGTGTGATACCCGAGCCTTGCAGTTTCACTCACCCTCTCCGTTTCGAGCAGAACTTCAAGAGGTAGCCGCCGCCATCCGCGCAAGAGGTGAGACATGACGCGCACAGTCTGCGGCGTATGCGGCTGGGACAGATGCCGGTGCGAGACGCACCCCGGTTACGTCATCGGCAGTCATTGGCTTGAGACTGCGTACTCGCGTGTCTGCGCGGGCGAAAGCGAAGCCGAGGTGCTGGCGGACTACGGCTATCGCCGCTGTGCCGTTAATCAACGCACGACGCAGTTTTGCGGGCTACTGGAGGCTGCGGTTAAGGCCGAGCGTGAGGCGTGTGCAAAGGCGTGTGAGACAGTTGAATGTGGCTATGGAATGATGATTGAGGAACGGCACACAGCGCAACAATGCGCCGCCGCTATTCGCAAACGAGGTGAGACATGACCCGCGACGACATCATCCGACTGGCGAGGCAGGCTAGTGAAGTGGGATCGATGTGGTGGCGCGCCAGAGATACTCTTGAGCGTTTCGCCGCCCTTGTTGAATCCGAGGCCGCTGCGCGTGAAACGAAGCGTGTGCCAAAGTCATTGACGAGATCGCGCAGCGGCACAAGGAACAATCGGACGCCACGTACCGGGCGTTGCGCGATGCAGCGTTCTTAATCAGAAATAGGAAAAAGGTATGACTGATCAACGTACAGCAGAATGGTATGCGCGACGTTGCGGTAAGGTCACCGCCAGTCGCGTGGCTGACGTGCTGGCCAGAACGAAAACTGGTTACAGCGCATCTCGCGCATCGTACATGGCCGATCTGGTGGTCGAGGCATTGACCGGCAAACCTGAAGGATGGGTACCAGTCGGCGGCTATGCTGCGCGGCATTGAGATCGAGCCGCTTGCCCGCGAACGCTACAGCATCAAGACCGGTCATCTCATCGAGCAGATCGACTTCGTGGATCACCCGACGATCGCTAACGCAGGAGCAAGCCCGGACGGCCTGATCGACGACGACATGATCGTCGAATTCAAGGCGCCTGAGACTCACACTCATTTCGAGTACATTGAGTCGAGAACAGTGCCTTCGCGATACTACTCGCAGATCCAGTTCCAACTGGCTTGCACAGGACGTCAAAAGGCTGATTTTGTGTCATTTGACGATCGGGTGCCGGAACACCTGCAGTTGTTGATCATTCCGGGTGCCGGCGCGATGACAAGTACATCGCGGAAATGGAGCGAGGTCATCAAGTTTCTCGAAGAGCGTGATGCAAAGGCTCAAATTCCTGAAGGAGGTATCGTTGTGAGTTATGAAGAGAAAAAGTTTGAGCCGCTCAACCTGCGCCCCGGCTCGGGCATGTTGTTCAAGAACAAGCGCAAGAAGGAAGACAAACACCCTGAAGTACGTTGGCGAGATCGAGATACCGGCAAACATGACTGGTCGCAAGCAGATCTCGCTGTGGAAGAGGACTTCGAAGTCTGGCAACACTTATCTGAGCATCAGCATCAGCGAGCCGTGGAAGCCGAATAGCAAGGCGGCATCGCCTTCTAAACCGCAGCAGAATCATGCACCGATCGATCCTGACTTTGACGACGACATTCCGTTCTGATGAAGCGCATCATTCCAAAGAACTCGAAGCCTGCAGACGTTCTGCGAGCCGTGAGTGTTCTGGTGTCGGAAGTGACGCCAGACAGAGCATGGCAGATCTCGATCGACGAGGTAAAGCCGAAGCGATCGGATGCGCAGAATGCATTCCTGTGGGCTGTTGTCTATCCTTCCCTGCTCGAGGGAGGCGGAGAAGCGTTGCGGGGCTGGAAGTCAACGGATCTGCATGAGTTCTTCTTGGGAGAGATGTGGGGCTGGGAGACGATCGAAGGTTTCGGACGTAAGCGCATGCGCCCCGTGCGCCGATCGTCCACGATGACGAAGCAAGAGTTTTCTGATTACATCGCATTCATTGAACAAAAGGCTCTAGACATGGGGATTGCTGATCCCAGAGCCGAACTATCCGGGAGAACATTATGGCTAAGTGGATTGTGTTGCTTTCATTGCTGAGCAGTGAGTTGATTGCCCAGCAGATGCCGGTGATTGTCGGAACCATTCGTAACCGCGCTCAAGGTGAGATCACGTTTACGACTGAACCCTGTAACACCGACTCAACGATGCATTTCGCATTCATCCGCGATGACGGCGGCAAGTTGTCGCTGTCAGGCTGCTGGAAACTGATTGGCTATGACGTGGTGGTGAAGTGGTCTGACGGTGACGTCTACTCGTATCCAGTCTCGAACGTGCAGTTCACGCAGGAATACAACGAGTGGTATGCCGAACGTCAGCGTCAAAAAGGTCGCACGGCACCGGTGCTCGATGCGCATCGATCTTCGTAAAGAGGCCAGAGGCCGCGGCTGTATGGTGCGCCTGCCAGACGTGTGCAACCACAACTCCGAAACGACAGTGCTTGCACATTACCGGCTGCCCGGCGTATCAGGCATGGGCATCAAGGCCGCGTCGGATCTGATTGGCGCATGGGCATGCAGCAGTTGCCACGACGCGATCGATAGACGTGCCAACATGGATCTCGACCGCGATTACGTAAAACTTGCTCACTTGGAGGGTATGTGCAGAACAATCGCAGTGCTGACAAAGGAGGGAAAGATCTGACATGTTTCAGTTGCCGTTGGTCGGTGTCCAAGGACAAAAGATTGATGTGCAAACTCTGGAACTTTCGGGGCCAATCTTATCTGTAGCCACTTCGTATACGAACCCGGAACTGATGAGGTAATTCTATGAAGCAAATTGACGTCATTCGATCACTGTTGATGCAAGGCAATTCTCTGACCCCGATGGATGCGCTGAACAATTTCGGGTGCTTCCGGCTTGCCGCGCGAATCAAGGAACTGCGCGAAGAGGGACTTAAGATCGAAACGCTGAAGGAACGAAAAAACGGGAAGTCCTACGCGAAGTACCAACTTCGAAACTGCCAACTGGAGTTGTTCAAATGACATTCGACGAAGAAAAAGGAAGGAACGGGAACTGTTTGCCGAGTGGCGCATGCTCACTGACCGCCTCGTTCGAGTCTCGAAGGAACGTAGGCGATCTGCAGATGGGCAACACGCCCGCCACAGCGACAGGACGAAGAGAATGGATTCCACCCTTCATCAGAAAGGTGCAGGCATGATCAAAAAAGACGGATTTCGACACCCACTGGGGACAACATCGGTTTCACACCCGCAAACGAATACCAAGCCGAGATCAGATCGATGCGCGAACGCATCGCCTCGTACGTCAAGGAGATCGAAGACCTGAAGGCCGAAAAGCACGCTCTGACGGCCGACTGGATCAGGGCGCTGGACGAGATCCGAGAATTGCGGGAGGAGCGTTACCGCCACCATGACGGAGAAGCGCCAGTGATCCTCGGCATCGACCCGGGCCTCTCAGGCGCCGTCGCATTCCTCGACGACGAAGTCGCTGGTCATCATCGACATGCACGGTGCGAGGTCACCCGCAACGGCAAGAACAAGCGCGAGGTCTCCCCGGCGCTGATCGCCGATGCCATCGCCGGCAAGGGCATCACCCGGGCAGTCTTGGAAGTAGGGTGTCCGCCATGCCGCGGGCAGGGGGTCTCGAGCACGTTCTCGTTCGGACGCTCTACGGGCGTTGGCAAGGCGTACTGGCGGCCTACGAGATACCCACTACCTTGGTAGCCCCTCAGGTCTGGATGAAGGCTGATGGGCGTTCGCGGCGGGCAAAGACGGCAGCCGGGAACGGGCGATGTGGATCTGGCCTCAGCACACGTCCCTGTTTGCCCGGAAACGGAAGCAACCGGCAGGTCGGATGCCGCCTGATCCGCCCAGTACGGGCGTAGGCTATAATCACCAGCCAATCAGAGAGGTACTACCGCTGGCGCATTTCAACTCACCCTGAACATGCCCAGCCGAGCACGGTAACCCGGGTCACCAGATCTATCTGCGACCACAACACGACCAACCTTGCCGAGTTCCTCGACGGCAATGCAGCAATGCGTAACTGTTTTTTGACGTTCGTTCAGTTACGTATTGCTAAGTTGCCCACATCGATCCTTCCCCTCCATCCAGACCGTCATCCGTTTCTAAAAAATAGCGCTCAACAGATGGGTCAATTGCCTTTCTCCACGGGCGGCCTCCGCAAAAGAACGATCTCCGTAAGTTCGGTTAATGGATTCACCGGTCGGGCAATTGCAAACCAGGTAGGGTTGAGTTAAATGCAGCCACTTTGAGAGGTTAGTTTACATCGGCGGTGAAGATCGATTTCGCCGAGGGCATAATGAACCAACTCAAAGTGAGCATCCAACGTAAGCGTATGATTGCGTTTGGTGATAGTGGCTATTCCCGTGCGATCAAATGCGGGCGATTATCATGAAGATCTCTCTGCGGCGGAACATCGCTGGTATTGTTTACAGCCGTGTCATGGAAAGCACTCGTCATCAACCCCACCCTCAACCTTCATCACCGCGAGAGCTCAGCCAAAGGTAACCACTTTGCGGCAAGGTTGCGTTGAGGATCGGCGAGTTCACCGGGCAAAGCAATACG